TTGATAGTAAAGGAATCTGGAAATTATACTTCAGATTCTTTAAGCAGTCTAGTTTGGACTGTTCTAAAACATCGCTGTCATCATCTCTTCAAAGGAGAAGGATGGCGTGATTGAGGTTGACCAATAGTGGTGACCTCTAACCTACTCCAAGTCTACGTGCTGAAGATTGGAGTGTATTATTAACCTCGCTTTACAGGAGGCCCTATGTTAACATTAGCACCACACACATTCCCCACTCAACAAGACTTACAAAAGATGCTCGGATTCAGCGTTGGATTCGATGGACTTTTTAATCGTCTTAATACTATGGATACCGCCCAATCTGGTTATCCACCGTATAACATTCGCAAAATTAATGATTTACAATATGTTGTTGAACTAGCTCTTGCTGGTTTTTCAAAAAGTGATATTGAAGTAGAAGTAACTGAGGGTACTCTTACCATCCGTTCTACTACCGCGAAAGATGATGGGGCTGATAATGATGAAAACAATGAAATCAATTTTGTACATCGTGGAATTGCCAAGAGAACTTTTTCTCGGGCGTTCCAACTGAGTGATGATATTATTGTTCAGAGTGCCGACCTTCAAGACGGTATGCTTATAGTGAATCTGGAACGAGTAATTCCAGATGAGAAAAAGCCTAGACTGATTCCTATCGGTCAATAGCCACTGTGGTGCCCCCAATCACACAAGATTGGGGGATTATAAATAAATGTATAGATCAATACAAATTTTAACAAGGAGTAGTGAAGTGGCAAAATACAGAAGTTTAAAATCAAAAAAAGAATTAGAAAAAGAAGGTAGAGCTCTTGGAGTAGAGTTAGACCGAAGGCACAGTAAAGAAGACCTTATTGAAGAATTAGAAGCAATTGAACCAGAATTACCAAGATTCAGTACTGACGCAGAAGCAGGATTCAAAGAAGATTCAAGTGATGCAACTTGGAATAGTATTGAAGAATTTACAGAAGCAGTAACTTCAACTGGAATGATTTTTGACAGTGCGTTTATTCCTGTTAATATTAAAGCTCTTTACGAAGCTTACACAACGAATTCAGCCGAATTCAAACAAACCGCAGCTTACAAATTTTTAACAAAGTAAAGGATATACATGGCACAGGCGAAAAAAAGTAAAAAGAAAATATCTAAAGCAATGGGAGAGATTTTAAAAGCTCCTAAAAAAGTAGAAAAGGCAGTTAAACAGGCCAGTAGAGAATGGAATGACCTTGAAGAATTTAGACAGTCTGTGATTGATTCTGGGCAACCACTGAATGCTGAAGAAGAGTATGCGTACTATACCTCTGACCCCGAAAATTTTAAAAAGACAAATACCTATAAAAATCTACAATAGGAGCATATAATGGCACAAAAAAGAAAAGTATTAAAAGAAGTTCTTTTTGATGATGTGGAAGAAAAAGTAGAATATGATTTCTTGACGCGTGATCAATTTTTCTCAAAAGTACCGCAAAGACCAATGTCGGCACGTGGAATAGAAATGTGGGAAAAATATCTACAAGATCCCAAAGGATTTGAATTCTAGGAGATTATTATGTTACCTTTATTATTATTCAATGTTATTTCTGGTCTTGTTATAGACAGGGCCACAGACTTAGCAACAGAACATGTTGAAAGTATGATTGATGATTTACTTCCAAAAGAAGCACAAAAAGAATTAGACAAAGCTATAAAAGAAGACCCCGCACATGAATTCAAAAATGCCAAAGAGGCATTGATGGCTGCTGTTGAGGGTAAGTTACCTATCGTCAAAGCAGACGGAACACTCAAACCAATCGAAAAAACATTTACAGTTATATTCGATCCTACTACTGGTTCAGTTGAAATAAAATAAACTTAGGAAGGAATATTATGGCAGTCAAGATACCATCATATAATGGTCACCTAACAAAAAACTTTGGGTATCAAGAAATGATAAAAAGTTCAACTGCAGATCGTTTGGGTATATCAAATGATGCAACAAGAGAACACGTTATTAATTTAACCAATCTTTGTAATTTTATCTTACAGCCAATAAGAGAAGAATTTGGAGTTATCCGTATCAATAGTGGGTATCGTTCTCCAGCATTGAACAAAGCAGTTGGTGGATCAAAGACAAGTCAACATTGTAACGGACAAGCAGCAGACTTTGAATCTACCAGAATTTCAAATCCAAACCTCGCAAAATGGATTTCTGAAAATTTAATATTCGATCAACTCATTCTAGAATTCTACGATGGAGTTGACCCAAATAGCGGATGGGTACATTGTTCTTATGTTCTTGATGGGAGCAACCGCAGTAAAACAATGACGGCTCTAAGAGTCAATGGGAAGACCCAATATAAAACAGGCCTTCTCTCATAGGAGAAAAAAATGAAATATGTGTGGCTAGTTTATCTACAAATTTTATTTGTGATAGGACAATTTAATAAGAAAAGAAATTGGGTTGACAATCACATTTTATTATGTTATAATAGTTTAGATAAGTTAAATGTGAATTACGTTAAATACATAGACCATCCTTGACCACCAACCAGCTAAATTATAATGTTTTATACTAATGTCCAACCTCATGGTAATTTCATTGCTTTGAGGGGTATTAATGATCGTGGTGAATCTTTCAAAGAGAAATTGAACTACGAACCTACCTTATTTGTAGAATCTCACAAATCCCAAAATCCCCAATGGAAAACCCTAGATAATCGGAATGTTGCTCCGGTGAAGTGGGGCTCTATGAAAGAGTCTCGCCAAGCCATGAAAGATTATGGCGGTAATGTTTTTGGGTTTGACCAGTTCCAATATTCTTTTATTTCTGATAACTATCGCGGTATGGTTGACTACGATTTAGATAAGATTAAAATTGGATATATTGATATTGAAACCAGCTCGGAACATGGCTTTCCAGATGTAAGAAGTGCCAACGAGGAAGTCTTGGCTATCTCTTATCGTTGTGGAAAAAGTTTCAAGGTGTATGGCTGTCAGGAATACACACCGGCTGAAGGCGTCGAGTATATTCATTGTGAGAACGAAAAACGGTTATTGGAAAACTTTGTCCTCGATTGGTCTATGAACTATCCAGATATCATTACTGGATGGAACTCAAGGTTTTTTGATATTCCATTTCTTGTTAATCGTATCGTCAGGATTCTTGGTGAGAAGATGGCTAAGAAACTTTCTCCTTGGGGCTGGTATAGAGAAACTGAAATAACTCTATTCGGTAATAGACAACAACAGGTTTTTGATCTGGTTGGTATTTCAAGTATTGACTATATGGATGCTTATAAGAAGTTTACTTACGTCAATCAAGAGTCGTATTCTTTGAACCACATTGCATACGCAGAGTTAGGAGAAAAGAAACTAGACTATTCAGAATACGCTTCACTACACGAACTATACCAAACAAACTTTCAGAAGTTCGTTGACTACAATGTTCATGATGTTGTCCTGTTGGAAAGACTTGAAGAAAAGATGAAACTCTTGGAGATGATTATTTCACTAGCTTACATGGCTAAGTGTAACTTCAATGATGTGTTCAGTCCAGTAAAGATGTGGGATTGTATTATTTACAATCATCTGAAAGACCAACAAATTGTAGTTCCACCAAAGAAACACGATACTAAATCTGAAGCATATGAAGGTGCCTATGTAAAAGATCCTCAAATCGGTCGGCACAAGTGGGTTGCTAGTTTTGACTTAAACTCTCTGTATCCACATTTGATTATGCAGTATAATATTTCTCCTGAGACTCTTGTAGGCATGTATCCTGAGTCTGGTCTAGTTGACGCTTTACTTGATAAAGAAGTTGATGTTGATTTTCTTAGAGAGAAAGATCTTACTATGACTCCGAATGGTTCTTTGTATACTCGTAAGAAACAGGGCTTCCTCCCAGCTCTTATGGAAAAGATGTATACTGACCGCGTCAAGTATAAAGATTTGATGATTGCGGAACAGAAGAAAGGTAAAGCTGCAGATACTAACAAATTGGCTCAGTATCACAATATGCAGATCAACTTAAAGATTGCTCTCAACTCAGCCTACGGAGCCCTTGGTAATCAATGGTTTCGTTTTTATGATGTAAGGAATGCTGAAGCTGTATCCGTTGCGGGTCAACTTTCCATTCGGTGGGCTGAGAGAGCAGTCAATCAATACTTAAACAAAATAATGGAGACAGAAAACCATGATTATGTCCTCGCTTCCGATACTGACTCTCTGTACGTTACTCTTGATTCTCTCGTACAAAAGGTAGGTCTTACAGATACAGATAAAATTATTGAATTCATGGATAAGGTCTGTGAAGGTAAAATTCAAGATGTGATTGATAAGTGTTATGGAGAAATGGCTGAGTATGTTAATGCGTTTCAACAAAAGATGGTAATGAAACGAGAGGTCTTGGCAGAGGTCGGTATTTGGACTAGTAAAAAACATTACATTCTGAATGTTCATAACTCTGAAGGTGTTCAGTATGATGAACCTAAACTAAAAATTATGGGTATTGAAGCTGTCAGAAGTTCTACACCAGAATCTTGTCGTAACGCTCTCAAAGAGGCATTCAAGATTATGATGAATGGAACAGAAGATGATGTAATCAATTATATTGAAGGTTTCAAGACTAAGTTCAAGTCACTTCCTACAGAAGAAGTTTCTTTTCCAAGATCTGTGAAAGGCCTTGCCAAGTATCATGATTCAGCTTCAATCTATCAAAAGTCTACACCGATTCATGTTAAAGGTTCTTTAATCTACAATAAGATGTTACAGAACAAACGATTGACTAGAAAGTATCCAAAGATTCAAGAAGGTGAGAAGATTAAGTTCGCTTATTTAAAAGAACCAAATCCAACTGGTGATACTGTAATTGCTATGTTGAATGCTTTACCAGATGAGTTTGAATTGAAACCATACATAGATTATGAAAAACAATTTACCAAAGCTTTCCTTGATCCTATTATCGGTATTCTCAATGTCATCGGCTGGGAACATGAAAGAAAAACTAATATCATGGGATTCTTCACTTGACAAAACTTTTAAATATGGTATAATAGACGTATGTTGAATATTAGTAAAATCTTTGTAGGATGTTTTTTGATGGGATTTTTATACGCAGGGTTTGATGTAAATCCTATAGTTTCGGGGCTAGTCATAGGAATTCTGTTTGGGATAACAGGGTATGCCAAGGAGGGCAGATAACATGAATATTTGGGTAGAGTGGTGGAAAACTCCTAATACAACCAGTGGTAGTCATGCTCAAATGAGTGAGAATAAAACTATCTATAAACCAGACCCTAAAGATATTCAAAAAAGATTTTTTGATACTCACGGCAAAGCTAATAAATTTGCACAACAGAAGAATACTGAAGGTTGTTACGCAACAGTTAAAGAAGATAGGAGTTTATAATAAATGATGGTGAACGTAAAAGGATAAAATGCAAATAGATGAAAATTGGCATGTAAATGCTCCATGGGCACAACTTGTTTGTACTACAAAAGTGCCCGATGATCTATTCCAAAAAATTGTAAAAATTACAGATGAAATTTATGATGATCCAAAACATGATAGTGCAGGAGTTGGTCTTGCTGGACAAATTCAAGAAGAATATTATTTTACGGATGATAAATTAGTTGAATCTGGATTAATGGAGTACTTTATTCAGATGACCACAAAGTATTGGAATACTGTGCTTTCAAATGGCAATATGATTGAGCATTTAGATCAAAGTTATCCCGGCGGGCCTCATGGAAATAACTGGGCTGCTAAAATAGTTAGTTGTTGGACTGTACATCAATTTGAAAACGAATTTAATCCCATACACATGCATTCAAATTGTAAAGTTTCTGCGGTACTGCATATAAAATATCCAGAAAATACAGAACCACCAATAAAACCCCTTGATCTTGATGGAAATTTAATTTTTACAGGTATGGGCGCTGCTGATCCTTTTTCTACATCACCAATTTTTAATGTTAGAGTTGAAAAAATGATTGGATGGTTACACATTTTTCCAAGTACATTGGGACATTCAGTGTATCCATTTAAAGGTAAAGGTGAACGAAGAAGCCTCTCATTTAATGCTGATATGATTTCAATGCAAGAATTAGAAACAATTAAGGAAATGGAAAAACAAGATGGACGATGACTACGATTACGGTGGTTGGCTTACAGAAGACCTTAAAGAATACTACGACTCTTTGATGAAAGTAAGAGATAAAACTGAACTATACAGTGACCGTGTGGAATTGAATAAGATGAGAAGAAATATTTTAAATGAAATACAATCGAGAGAAAGGAATTTATAATGGCAAATATTGATGAACACAACAAAAAACAACAAGTTCTTCACGATACACAAGTTAAAAAACACCAAACTAGAGAAAAATCAGAATTTGATGGTCTTACTCTTGGAGAAATGAGAAGAAAACATAGTATTCCTTTGAGTGTCGGAGGTGATAAAATTCTTAATGCTTATAAAGCTGACAGTATGGGTACTGTTAGAAAGGAAGAATCTGCAGAAGAGATTGCTCATCAGCGTAAAGTTCTTGACCAAGCCAAAATGGAATTGGAATGGGATCGTAAAGAACGAGATTCCAGAAAAACTCTTGAGGGAGAAGAGACTGAAGCAAAAATGTCTAATCCTGAAGAATCTCAAGCTCGTAGAGCTAATCCTCAAACTGGTGTAGGTGCAGATGTTGAGAGGGGTGTATTTTCATCTGAACACTTGGATTTTGGTTATGGTTTAGCTTGTGATGTAAGAAGAGTTGTTCTATATGAAGGCTTAAAAAGAGATCCACGCACAGGAACATCTGTTGCAACAGCGGATATGGCAAGACAATATATGAATCCAGGCCAAGTATTGGAACGTACTTTAACGATAGAGGGGCACATAGAGATAGATAAATTTTCTCTTGAAATGATGGCTCTTGAAGATGTTGTTATTTTGCGAGATTTGTGCAATAATCATCTTAACTCTATGGTTAAAAAAGTTTCAATAGTTAAATAGGAGAATATAATATGCAAATAGAAGATAACTGGCATGTGAATGCACCTTGGGCTCAATTAGTTGCAACCACTAAAGTACCAGATGAATTATTCAAAACTACTTTAGAATTAACTGATAAGATTTATGAAGATGTAAATCGGGATAGTGCAGGTGAATCTTTAGCTGGACAAATTGATAATGAATATTTTATTACAGAAGAAAAACTTATTGAATCTGGATTGATGCAATATTTTATCGAAATGACTATCAAATATTGGGGAACAGTTCTTACAAATGGTAATCTATGGCAATATATGGATAATAAATTTGAAAACGGGCCACATGGATTTGACTATGCTTGTAGGATTGTAAGTGCTTGGACTGTTCATCAATATGAAAATGAGTATAATCCAATACACAATCATGCTAATTGTAAAATATCTGCAGTGATGCATTTAAAATTTCCAGAAAATATCGAACCAGCAAGAAAAGGACATACCACAACAGACAAGAAAAGTGGACTTGATGGAAATTTAGCATTTACTGGAATGGGAGCTGCTGATGAATGGTGTACTGCTCCAGTATTAAATGTTAATGCATCAACTGTTGGAATGTTACATCTTTTTCCAAGTACATTAGGTCATGTAGTTTATCCATTTAGGGGTAAAGGTGAACGTAGAAGTTTATCTTTTAATGCAGACGTTATTTCTAAAAAACAAGTGGATGCAATTGAAGAACAAGCAAGAATTGAACAAGAAAATGTAAAAGGGGAAATATAATTATGAAAGTAGGAGAAAATTGGCATGTACACGCACCATGGGCACAGTTAGTTTGTTGTACAGAAATACCAGAAGATAAATTAGTAAAGTTTATGGCAGTAAGTAATGAAGTATTGGATGAAGCTGAAGCCACCAATGATAATTTTGGTAGTGGAGTAATACCTCAGCCATGGAGAATTTCTTTTGATAAATTTGGAAAATATGGTGTAATAAAATATGTTATGGAAATGGTTCAACATTATATGGAAACTGTTTTAAGTAATGGTAATGTTAAAAGTAATTTAGATGATATAATTCCAGGCGGGCCACATACATATTGGCATTCAAGAATGGTTGATGCGTGGGTTGTGAGTCAAAAAGAAAATGATTATATTCCAGTTCATACTCACCACAAAGTTGATACTCAAGGAGATTCTTGTAAAATTTCCGGCATTCTTTATCTAAAAGTTCCAGAACAAATAAAGAATCATGATAATAGAGATATGTCAATCAGAGGCGGAAAAGATGGCCAGATACTTTTTACTGGTATGGGCGGTGTTGACCCATTTTCAACTACTATGCAATATAACTGTTATCCAACAGTTGGTTCATTGTACCTTTTCCCTAGCACTTTAAATCATCAAGTGTACCCATTTCAAGGTAAGGGTGAACGTAGAGGTATATCTTTTAATGTAGACGTAATTTCACAAGAACAAATGGAA